TAACGTCTTTAACTTCAACATCATCAGATAGTGACCATTGCCTTGAGAATGATCTCTGTGCTAGTCCTTTGTGACTATAAGTTTCTTCTTCTTTCTTTTCTTTAGTTCCTTCTACGAATATCTTACCATATTCTGTGTAAACTTTAACTTCTTTCTTTTTGAATCCTGCGAGTGCAATCTCTAATCTGGATTCAACGTTGTTTACGTGAACAATATTGTATGGTGGATAATTAGCATTTGTATTTGTATTCCAAAATTGTTGAAAGTAATCATCTAACCCTATGCTATTTCTTGCGATCTTTTCCATTAGTTCTGGAAGATCTGAAGCACTATATCTCTGTATGTTAGTCATGGTTCTCCTTAGTAAGCGAGTGTGAATTGTGTCCCCGAAGGCGACATTACTATTTAACCACATATACAAAAAAAGGGGGATGTTGATGTCCCCCTAATTGTATTCGGTTTATACTATTAGATTTCACTATAATTAAAATTTGATTCTGCATCAAGAGATTCGGATATTGGTTGCATATCGTCATCATCATATAAATCATCTTTTTTCTTTTTCATAGATTCCTTATCAAATCCGATTGTTTCTAAGAATGAATCTTCAAATCCAAAGTGTTCATACGATAATACCTTATCTTTCATACCGTGAACTTCACAGTAACTATTGTATGCTAACCTTATAAAGTGAAATGCAACTGTTTCAAAAGGTTTACCTGACGCTCTTGGTGAGCAATAATCTTTAGTTTTCAAACCTTTTTCTTCGTAAGCCCATCTAAGTGCTTTCTTCATAATATCATTATCATAACCCCAAGTTCCATTATGAAGTTTATCCATTTGAAGAAGGTGACAGTAACCTAATACTAGGTACACTGAAAACTCTGGAGCTTCTGCTCCAGACCAAACATCTCTTAAAGAATCACATGCTCTTGAAACGTGCCTTCCCTGTCCAAGATTTATATGCATATATTCTGCCCTAAACAATGCTATTCCCGTAAGTGTACGAGCATCAGGTGCATTTTCAAGTTCTTTTAAAGGACTATTGTTTCCCAATTTTAAACGAGAGGCTTCCCAATAAACGTAAGCTCTAATCGCTGATTCTACCCCCACACGATATTCAGCAACAAATCTCTCAACTGCATTTAATGCTTTGGGTGTATCATTCTTTTTCTCAAATAGATAACAAGCAACTACATCTGCAAGAATTTTTTTATTACCAGTGGTTGGTGCAGTAGATTTAATAACTATGACATTACTAAATCCAAATTTAGGCATTTGATCTTCTGATGCACATCTTTGTCCTACAGCACGATGCCTTGAATCCCAGTTAATAAACACTCCAGATCTTGCATCATATAAAATATCTGCAACACCTGCGAGAACAGGATCATATCCATTTTTAAAAAGTTCTGTCATATGATTAGGATAAAAAATCCTATTCCATGCTGCATCAATATATGTTTCATCAGAAGAACGATACATTATTCCACTGATAAAATTTTCAGTTTCATAAATTGGTAAAAAAGCAAATCCTTGCCTTTTAATTTGTTCTTTAAATGTACAAAGAATATCTAACTGTTCTTCTTCTGTCTTAAACCCAATGACATTTTCTTTGTAGATTTTTATGCCACCAGTTAATTTATTTTTATATCTTTCATGTAATTTACCCCAGTCTTCTTCAATTTCATATAGATTTGAAGACGAAGACAAAGTTCTTCCAATTTCTTTGGCGATCTTAAAGATCCTTTTACGGAAACTAATTCTATTAGTTCCATTATTAGATTGTGTCATGTTAATTCTTGTGAGTGAATTAATCAATAACAAAGTGGCTGTTATTGATTTATATAATATGAATTATATATCAAGTTTTTTTATTTGTCAAGTATTCGGATTATACTACTGCCAATACTCATCTAATACATCAAATACTCTGTTTAGATAATCATTTGCTCCTTTACATTCCCATTCTCCCTTTTCACCAATCGCACATTTGTAGTGCAGTTCTCTCTTGAGTTGCATTAGTTTATTGGTCATAGCAACCTTGTCTAGTCTTCCGTTCATGGTTACTCCTCGGTTTTCTTTTTCTTTCCTATATTATACTTTGTTTCGAGTATCCATTCGTGTTTTTCTTTATATGCTAACACTTTTATCTGATTTAATGGTGCGATATCAGTAATTTTACTTACGTTCATAATAGTAATAAGTCCCCAATCAGATAATAACTGAATGATACGATTACGACGTTGAACATCATTTTGAGTTAGATTTGCATGTTTTCCATCTAACGCAAATAGTTCTTTAAAGTGTACAATATAATATCTTCCTTGCTTATGTAATATGTGACAGGATTGATAGATCTTTTTCTCTTTACGAGATGCTACTCCAATACGTGTAAGTGTTTCACGAACTTTTAGGAAATCATCTGGTTCATTCAATGTAATCTCAATCATTTGATCCGTAGACCATTTTACCTCAGGCTCGGTAATCATTTCGCTCCTCCAGTTTCAAATTTAGATTTTATAAAATTAAGTTGTTCTTTACTTAAGATACGTAGAGCTTGCTTTGCCTTTTCGTTACTATAACCATAATAACGTTTCACACAATCAAGATCCTTGATCTCATCCTTACGAAGCCACGGAGAAAATCTCTTTCGCTTCCTCACACTATTTAGAAAAAAGGAATACTGAAGGTCATTATCTAAGTGTGCATTTAAGTTCATTTCGTTTGCAAAAAGAACTGTATCAAGATGTCCAGACATACAACGATTGATAATATACGCAGGATATTTTGCTGTGGGATCATCTTCAAATAGATTCTTTTTGTTAAAGTTGATTGAATTCAACCAGTCTTTTAATTCGTAACTCATCGTATAATTTGAATATCATCATCTTCTGTCCAGAGTTCGACCTCAGTTCTGAACCTACCTTCTCTTTTCAATTTTTCATATCTCTTTCCAGCTTTCTTTTTCCACCAAGATATAATATTTTCAAGATAAAACTTATCCCAGTTTTGCCCTTTAACTAATTTTGTTTGTTCTCCAAGAATAACTTCTCTTACATTATCATATCCATAAGTTGATGTATAAGATCTTTTTCTTTCAGTAAGTCCAAGAGCATTATCCATAACTTTGGAAAATAACTTAAGTTTATCTTGATCTTCTAAAGAATTTTTAATTATAGAAACCATTCTTCTTTGTCTTTTTAATTTCTTAGAAGATGCTCTATTTTCCGTTAGAGGTTGATTATCATTAAAGTAAGTAAATTTATTATGTAAATGATGAAATGCATCATCATGAAGTAATGGTGGAAATTTACTATCTGTTAAACCTTTAAATCTTATGAAGGGTTTTAATCCATCATATTGAGATGCCGAACTTGTGGAACCATATAAAGAAGTAGTCTCAAATAAGGCAATCTCTTTTTCAAACACTTTATTAAGTGTTTCTCTTGCAAAATGAGACACACACATTAAAGCAAGTAATTTGCCACCAAGATAATTATATCCAAAAGGTTGCGAAGGAACAATTGCAAATCCCATCACAGCATGACGATTAAAAATAGATAGATCTGGTTGTTTACCCAACCAAATATTTCTAGGCTTTGAATTTATTGTTGGAGACCCAAAACGAATAAATCCAACTATTGTATTAGTATTCTTTTCATATACCATCCAACGAAGTTCTCTACCAGGAATATTATGTTCTATAACTGCAGATGAAGTTGCAGTTAATAAATTTACAAAATATTCTTGAGGTAGAGAGTTTTGAAATCTTTTACCAATAAACTTAACTTCAAAATCCATATCCTCTGGATGAATATCTTTATTAAAGAACTTATCCTTTAGAGATATATCTTGAAAAGATCCTGATCTAGATGTTATTGCTTCTTTTTTTGCATACCTTAGATAATCTTCAATTGTATGAAAATTTTGAAAATAAGAAATAAATTCATCTGCTGCCCAATTTGCAAAATCAACTGGAACTTTATCTATAACTTTCATTTTAAATAATTCAATAAAGATAATATTACTAATAGTGTTAAACAAATCTGATTATATGTCATTTGAAGTTACACTCCACCATTATTTCTGTAAGAGCAGCAAGTAGATGTAATTCTTGATCTGCTGCTCGTTCGGATTGAAAATCATACTTAGCAATAATGAGAACTATAGCAGCTATACTTGGCCCATCAATTTCTTTTACAAGAACATCATAAATTTTACGTAAGATTAATACTAACCCATTGTAGTAATGATCTGTTGCCCATTTTCTAACCGAATTAAAATTTTTTTCTTTTAAGTAAGTAATGAGATCATCCACAACAACATCTGCAAATTCTGCCAATATACCGCTATCTATTTTCCCACAGACAGAGTATCTTTGACACTCGTTTAAAATTCTTCTCCAATCTGGAAAATAACTTTTTATTAACTTTGCAAGAACAATATCTTCATATTCAATATTTTCATTTTCAAGAATATATTTAATTCTTTTAAAAAATAAATGTGATACTTCAGATCTATCCTCTGGATTAATAGAAAAATCTACTGATACACATCTTGAATGAAGAGGATCAATAATTTTATACTTATAGTTGCAAGTAAATATAAATCTACAATTATTTGAAAACTCTTCTATGAATGCTCTTAATGAAAGTTGAACATCTTTTCCTGTATTATCAGCTTCATCAATGATAATGACTTTATGTTTAGCTTCAGATTCAAATAAAGAAACTGTAGATGCAAAAGTTTTTGCGTTGTTTCTAACTGTATCTAAAAAACGTCCTTCATCTGATCCATTAATAACAAGGCAATCGACACCTAATTGTTTACATAATGCCTTTGCTACAGTAGTCTTTCCAACACCAGGTAATCCAGATAAAAGCATATTTGGAATTTGTCCTGAGTCTACAAAACCTTGAAAGGTTTTTTTAATATTCTGTGGAAGAATACAATCATCAATTGTTTCGGGTCTATATTTTTCAACCCATATAAAGTCACTCATTTTAATTATCTAAGTAAGATTGAATTGCTATCAATGTTTCCAAAGGTATCCAAGTTGGTGTTTCATCTTGAAACTGAACTTCTACCTCTGTAATATTTTGTTGATGAAACCTATCATAAGTCTCTCTTGCATTTTTGACAATATTAAAAGGACTCATCATTCAGTACCTCTCCATTTTTTTCTCATTGTAACATAGGTTTCATCTTTTGCCACTTTGTCTCTCATTTTTTTGAAAACATTTGCAGAACGGGACTTTTCACAGTGTAATGCGGTTGGCGACTGCGGTGATATGGAACCATCTCTAGCGTACTTCTTTCCACTAGGATGATTTGCATACCTACGGGAGCGAGTAAATCCCATCTCAAGAAACTTCCTTGCCATATCCATTCCAATGAAGTCCTGTTGCTCCTTATAGTCACAAAACATGGAGTAGATTTTATTAGCTTTCTCCCCTTC